CTCTGATTGGTGACCCTCACTCTTTTTTGCCCTGCTCTTTCAGTATCCTCTTCAACTACATCAAACTTGTCTAGGAACTCCGGAGTGGGTAGAACTTTCTCAGTTTTATTTATAGGTTTTTTCTTTTTCAATTAATCATCCAATCGATAATCTTTCAAAAACTGTTCAAAAGAACCATCTTTTTTTAACATTCCCATCTTCATTGTTTCTCTAAGCTTGTCATAATTTTCATACATAAATTCAGGTTGGTTTGATTTTGCTTGTATTTTTTTTATCAAAACCTCTATGT